CTGGCTACCACAATGCAATTCTCTGTTTACAACAAAACCTTAGATACATTAGAGCGTGCGGTTAAGGAACGCGTATTCTACGTCTGTAAAGACGGTGAATTTCGCGAACCCTTCCGGCCGCGCATGGATACTGTCAGTGAAAAGCTGGATGGTTTTAAGCATTTGTTAAAAGAATATCTTCGCCCAACCAAACCGATGTCACCACAATCATTTGTGGATAGTTACCGGTCTCGTAGGCAGAAGCTGTATCAACAAGCGGTTGATGCTAATGCAAAATACGGATTTAAAGATTCGTATGCATATATATCTTGCTTTGACAAGTGCGAGAAATATAATTTCACAACAAAATCTGATCCATGCCCACGTGTGATACAACCACGTCACGCACGGTATATTGTAGAGTCAGGTCGGTACATTAAGCCGATTGAGAAGAAAATTTATAGAGCTATCGACAACATATTTCAAGAAACCACCGTGTTTAAAGGCCTCAACGCTGATGAACGCGGTGCGCTCATGCACAACAAGTGGAAGCGGTACACAAACCCAGTTGCAATTGGGTTGGATGCGAGTAGGTTCGACCAACACGTATCCAATTCAATGCTCCGCTGGGAGCATGGTATCTACGACTTGATGTATCCTAACGATCAGCACTTCAAACGCCTGATGGGTCTACAACGATCTAATAAGGCTTTTGGGAGGGTCAAAGATGGGTTCATCAAGTACAACACCATTCACAACCGCATGTCGGGGGATAGTAATACATCACTCGGCAACGTGTTGATAATGTGTGCACTGGTGCACAGCTACTTGAGGGACATGCATATTAAGGCTAGCTTGGCAAATGATGGGGATGATTGTGTTTTATTCCTTGAGCTAAGTGATGTATCTGTAATCATGCAAACATTACCTGGCTGGTTCAGCAACATGGGGTTTACCATGGTGATTGAACCGCCAGTTACAGTGTTTGAACATATTGAGTTCTGTCAATGCCATCCAGTATTGAACAACGAATATGGTTACACTATGATACGTGACCCACGAATAACATTGAGTAAAGATTCAGTCAGTCTCAAACCACTGAATACACCCCAACTCGCAAAGCGCTGGCTCGCTTGCGTCGGGAAAGGCGGGATATCACTAACACATGGCATGCCTGTGCTTCAGTCGTACTACAATTCATTTGTCAGAAACGCTGATGGTGCGAAGCCGTTGAGTGATCCAACCTTAGAGGGTGGGTTTTTCAGATTGAGTGAAGGCATCAAACCTAAGGATAACAAGATCATCGCGGAAAGTCGATTTTCATTTTGGTTGGCTTTCGGGGTTACCCCGGAACAACAAATTATCCTTGAGGAATACTATGACCAATATGTTGTAGACTATGGAGTCGCTGTTAATAGATTTAAACAACTACCCATAGCAGATCAATTAGTGCAATACTAATGGATTGGCCCGAAGGCCTTAAACTACGGTACGGCCGTGTAGCCCATTGGGTTTGTGACCTAACTTCCCAAAACTATTACTTTAGTGCTAAACAAAATGCCAACAGACTACACGGGAAGGCTGCGGTAGTCACAGATGTATAGTCGCTCACTTCATGAGGCATCCAATACTATGAAGAAAAAGAATAATAACGCGTCTAATGCAGAATTAGTAGCATTACGAAAGAAAGTGTCTCAGCTTTCTGTCAAAAATAAGAAAAACACCCCTTTTGCTGATGCTGCCGGCATTGTCGGCAACCACCTTGGGGGTATGTTCAACCGAGGAGCACTCGGTAAGAACATTGGTCGATGGCTTGGAACCGGCATTGGCAGTATATTTGGAAGTGGCGATTATACCTTAACAGGCATGCAGCCACAATACAATACACTAACTAACGGCTCCCAGATTCCACAATTCGACAAAAGTCGACACTCAACCATAATTTCCCACCGTGAGTATCTCGGTGATGTTGTTGGTACCACTGCTTTTACAGTTGCAGACTATCCGCTTAATCCAGGGGTTGCTAGGACCTTCCCATGGTTAAGCAGTGTTGCACAACAGTTTCAGGAGTACCGAATCCATGGCATGATATTTGAGTTCCGCCCATTAATCACCGATTTCATCGGTGCAGGACAACCTGGTGTTGTCGTCATGGCGACCAATTATAATGCTGAGGCTCAATCGTACACCACCAAACAGCAAATGGAAAATTCCGAATTCGCAGTTAGTGTTAAGCCAACTTGCAATTTGATACATGGAATCGAGTGCGCTGGCAATCAGACCATATTGCCACAACGTTACGTCAGAAGCGGTGATCTCACCGCTGACATTGACTTGACATTGTATGATTATGGCAAATTCCAATTTGCAACCCAGGGTAATCCTGCTGCAATTATTGGAGAGTTGTGGATCAGCTATTCAATCGAATTTTTCAAGCCTATCCTGACTGCTGACCTTGCCGGTGACGCTGTTGCCGCTCATTGGCGTGGTGCTTTTGTTAGCACCACGTCTCCATTGGGTTTAACAGCGATCAAACACGGCAATTTAAATATGACTCACACTCCCACCACTGGCGTTTTTCAAACCCAACCTGGAGCGAAGTATTTTCTCACCTACACTCTGTCATCGACAGTTGCAGACGTCAACACTTCCACATTTGGATGGAACACCAGCGGAGGAACAGTACTTAGTTACTTTGCTCCTGGTTCTTCTACTAGGGTTGCATCTACTACCAGTGCTGGCTCTGCGGTGTTTATCGCAGAACTGATCATACAGGGGACAGGTAGCGACATCACCATTGCTCCAGTCATCAACAATCTCGGCACTGGCACAATCACTTTAGATTTGTTCGTGCTAGAGATGTCTGGAACAATAACAGCTTAAGTCACAACCAATTATGTGGAGCCAATAACCACGTTAAATAAATTTTGGGACCCCCAGCGCGCTACTTGTAGCGTTAATCATCACGGATGAGGGTTGCTGGGTGCTTGGGCAGCCGAACAGCATCAACTGTATAAAAGGGACGCTCCGGTAGGAAAGAGAAACCGGCGCCACTCGGTGGTAAGGAGGTAAGCATGTAAAACTATCCCGCAGCACATCTGCGTTAACACTGTATACATCAAGCGATGTATCTCTATGCTCGGGGACAGAGCTAGTGGTTAAGCCCCTTCCAAGGGGGTGCGCGATCCAACCAGAAAATCTTCGGTGGGCCTGGTTGGCCAAGATATATGCTTTGCATATTTATACATAAACAC